ACTTATCCAAACAGGGATAGGTTCAGCTGGCGCTAATTTAATAGCTGGGTTTGATTTAACTAATGGCGTAGCAGGTATTCCCAATGCAGGGACTTCTACAATAGTACCTATCGGTAATGGTTGGTTTAGATGCTCTTTTACTACAACAGTATTAACAGCGGCAACATCATTTATGCAGATTAGACTATCAACCAATAGTTCAAGTATAGCGTCATCATACACAGGCGATGGCACATCCGGTATCTACATCTTTGGCGCTCAGTTATCAGACTCAGCTTCATTAGACCCTTACAGCTATAATCCAGTAGCAGCGCCTACTTCTACTGCTTACTATGGTCCAAGATTCGACTACGACCCTGCTACTTTAGCGCCAAAAGGTTTGTTGATTGAAGAACAACGGACTAATTTACTTATCCGTAGTATCCCAGATTTAGCTATTCCTACTGGTTGGAGTGTAGGAATTGGGGGAGGTACATTTACTCATACGTTAGTAACTGCGCCAAGCCAATTTTTAGGATTTCAAAGTTTTATCTTACAAGACCAAGTAACATCAGGTCGTGGGTACTTAACAACGTCAATCACATTATCGGCAAGCACAACATATATCTTAACTTGTTATTTTGATACAACAAATACTTATGTAACTTCAGGAAGCACTACAATTGTGTTTATTGGGGGTTTGACTGATGCAACAGGAACACTATCAGCTAGTGTTTCTTCAATTGACAGTACTGGGAAAGTATCTATCACGTTTACAACGGGAACAGTTATTGCCGCAGCTATTAGGATAGGTATTGGTGCTAGTGGTACGGCTGTTGGCAGAGCTTCATATAGTGCATGGCAACTCGAAGCAGGCGCTTTCCCAACCTCATACATCCCAACAACCTCAGCTACCGTAACTCGTGCGGCAGATAATGCCTCAATGGTGGGTAGTAACTTTAGTAGTTGGTATAACCAGAGTGAAGGGACGTTTGTAACAAAGCTAGATACATTAAATGCACTCGCATTTTACTTAACAGTTGATAGAGGTTTAGGCTCTTTTGGCCCTAGATTACAAATATCTTCACCCAGTTCTACCACAGCAAGTGCTTTCTTTGTCGTAGATGATGTAGGTTCTGTAGTTTGTTCATTGGCACAATCAGGTAATAACTCCGCTTCCGCATACAAGGTTAATGATTTTGCTTTATCAGCAAATGGACAAGTTCCTATTACTGATACTGTTGGTGCTTTGCCGAGTGGTCTTGCGGCTTTGCAAATAGGTAAAGCGCCTGTTGCAAGTAATTACCTAAACGGTCACATCCAATCTATCAAATACTACCCAACACGTTTACCTAACGGCACATTACAGGGGTTAACAGCATGATTGATTATTACTTAAAGTTTAAAGACCAAGCTGAAGCTGACAAGGTATTAGCGGATATCAATGCATCGGTTGACGTGATCGGAACAATCCATAAACCAACAGGTAAAATGCTGAAAGATGAAGATGGCAACGAATACCCAGCGTTTGCAGCAATAGACGGCTATCATGTGAATGTCAGAGCGGGTGAAGAAATCCCTGCTTTAGATACTTACAAAATCGAACCAAAAACACCGTTGAGGGTTTGGGCATGACGACATCAGGAACCAGCAGTTTTAACCTATCAATCACAGACATTGTCGAAGATGCTTTTGAACGTTGTGGGCAAGAACTTCGCACAGGTTATGATTTACGTACAGCTAGACGCTCGTTGAACTTGATGACAATCGAATGGGCGAATCGGGGTATTAATCTTTGGACAATCGAAGAAGGTGTTATTCCACTTTACCCTAACCAGATTACTTATGATCTGCCTGTAGACACCATTGATTTATTAGACCAAGTTGTACGTACAGGTTCAGGGCAACAGCAAACTGACATCAACATTAACCGAATTTCATCCTCTACCTATGCGACTATCCCTAATAAGAACGCTACCGGTAGACCGATTCAAGTGTGGGTTAATAGACGGTCCGGTGCAATTTATCCGACGGTTATCTTTGGTGCAAATCCACAGATTAATGTGTGGCCTACACCCGATCAAGGTTCTGTAGCTACTCCATACTATTACTTTGTGTACTGGAGACTACGCCGCATTCAGGATGCGGGTAATGGTGACGATACACAAGATATTCCGTTTCGCTTTTTAAACGCGATGGTTGCAGGTCTGGCCTATTATTTATCGGCTAAACTACCTAACGTAGACCCAAATCGCATAGCTATGCTTAAAGCTGATTACGAGCAACAGTTCCAATTGGCAGCCGACGAGGACCGTGAAAAGGCTAGTGATCGTTTTGTTCCACGGATTATGCAATACTAATGGCTACTAAGTACGCTTCTGGTAAATATTCAATCGCTGAGTGCGATCGTTGCGGTCAGCGGTATAAGCTGAAAGAGCTTAGAAAACTGGTTATTAAAACTAAGTTGGTTAGTATTAAGGTTTGTCCTTCATGTTATGAACCAGATCAACCGCAATTAAGTCTTGGCTTATACCCAGTTTTTGATCCACAAGCAGTAAGAGAACCCCGCCCAGACAACAGTTATCAAACATCAGGATTAGGTGTTGATGGGTATCAAGGTGAAGGTAGTCGAGTGTTTCAGTGGAATTGGAACCCTGTGGGGGGATCACGAGCAAGTGATGCAGGGCTAACACCGAATTATTTAGCGGCGACAACTTCTGTCGGCACAGTTACAATCACAGTATCTTAGGAGTACAACATGGCATACAAATCAGCAGCAGATGGCATTACTAAATCAGGCAAAACCAAAGGTAAAAACTTAGGTGACGACGGTGCTAAAAAAGGCATCGACGGCGACGTTGCTAAAGGTGGTAAAGCAAAAACCGTCACTAACCAAAACCTCCGTAAATTCGGTCGCAATATGGCCCGAGCTAAAAACCAAGGTGGCAAATAATGGCTAAAGAAAACAAACCTGCATCAGCTTATGCTGATCGGTACAAAGAAGTCGATATGAAAGGTGTTGTTACTAAGTCTGGTAATGGTATCTCTGAGCTGAATATCTCTGCCGGTAACGTGGGTAAATATAACTATGCACCAGAAAAAACTGATGGTATTAAAATCCGTGGTACAGGCGCTGCAACAAAAGGCACAATGGCTCGCGGACCTATGGCATAGGACTTTACCACTATGATGACCTACACCCAGCTTTGTACAAACATTCAAGACTATGTTGAGAATAGTTTTTCTGCAGACCAACTTGCGAATTTTACTCAGCAAGCGGAACAGCGTATCTATAATTCCGTGCAGTTACCTGCATTGCGCAAAACAGCTACGCTGACTGCTACCCCAAGTAGCCCGTACCTAAACTGCCCTAATGACTACTTATCTACGTTTTCTTTGGCTGTTATTGATGCGCTGGGTGATTATTATTTCCTATTGGATAAAGATGTAAGTTACATCCGTGAGGCATACCCTAGCGCGGCTACAACGGCTCAACCCAAATACTATGCGTTGTTTGGAGGTCAAGTGGCTGATGACGCAGAACTTAGGTTTATATTAGGGCCAACACCCAACAGTGCGTACAGTTTAGAGCTTCAGTATTTCTATTATCCAGAGTCTATTGTTACTGCAGGACAGACATGGTTAGGTGATAACTTTGATTCCGCTTTATTGTGGGGCTCGATTGTCGAAGCGTATCACTTCTTAAAAGGTGAACCTGACTTGTTAGTCGCATACCAAAAACGTTATGACGATGCATTAGCCCTGCTGAAAATGTTGGGTGACGGGAAAGAGCGTGGTGATGCATATCGTGACGGTCAAGTTAAACTGAAGGTGATGTAATATGAGCTTAGTTCAGACACAAACCACAAGCTTTAAGGTTGAGCTGCCGCAAGCGATACACAATCTATTAACGGATAACATTTACATCGCCCTGTACACAGCTGATGCAAGCTTAGATCAAACCACTACGGAATACACAGCGACAGGTGAAGTAGTCGCATCGGGGTACACCGCAGGTGGTCAACAACTAATGTCTCCAAGCATCGGGTCATCAGGCGGTACAGCCTATGTAGATTTTGCAGATCCTTCATGGAGTGCGGCTATTACAGCACGTGGAGCATTAATCTATAATGCAAGTAAAAGTAACAAGTCTATTGCAGTGCTGGACTTTGGTGCAGATAAATCATCGACACAAACATTCGTTGTGACTTTTCCAGCTAATACTGCAGATAGCGCGATATTGCGGTTTTCAAATTAAGGACATCATAGATGGCTAACACATACTCCTCAAGCTTACGGCTGATTATCCAGCAAGACGGGACCAACCAAGGTACTTGGGGTGGTTATACCAACACGAATATTGCCTCCTTAATCGAACAAGCGATTACAGGCGTAGGTGCTATTACCGTGTCAGGTTCATCTAACTATACGCTGACTGTAACCAATGGTGCTTCTGACGAGGCTCGTAATGCTGTATTAAACATAACAGGCACACTAACTGCGGCGATCAATGTGATCTGCCCTACTGCGGCTAAGACGTATATCGTTAAGAACGGCACAACAGGTGGGTTTGCTATTACATTAAAGACTTCAGCAGGTACCGGTATTTCCGTGCCTAACGGTGCTACGGCGTATCTATATTGTGATGGGACTAATGTTGTTTCAGCAATTACCTATTTAGCATCAGCCGATTTCGGCAATATAAACTACACGGGCACCTTAGCTGGCCCTAATATAACCTACACGGGTACATTAACGGGTGGTACAGGTGTTGTAAATATTGGCTCAGGTCAGATTTATAAAGACGCTTCTGGTAACGTAGGTATTGGTACGAGTTCGCCTTCATCTGCATTAGATGTTCGTTCAGCGTCTGGTTTAATAGGGCAATTTTCAGAAACTACATCAGGTAGTCAACGGCGCATAAGGTTTTCTAATTCTGGCGCAGTCAACACTATTGAGTCGACAGCAAGTATAGGATCGACAAGTTTAGCGATAGCGGTAGATGGTTCCGAACGTATGCGTATCAATGCTTCTGGTAATGTGGGTATTGGTACGAGTTCTCCTACAACAGAATTGGATGTTAATGGAAAAATAAATTTTAACGGGGGTTTGAGTACAAGTTCAGATAATTATCTTTTTTCCTATGCCGGTGGAACATATGGACAAGTTCGTTCAGGAATTTACCTTGATGGAACTAATACTGTACTTAAATTTTATAATGCTCAAACAGAACGTATGCGTATCGACAGTTCTGGTAACGTTCTAGTAGGTACAACCACACAAGCGGAAGGGGCAAAACTAACAGTAAACGGCTCAATCAAAGGCACGATTACTTCAGCCACTGCCGTTGCCACAACATCCGGCACAGCGATTGACTTTACGGGGATTCCAAGCTGGGTGAAGCGCATTACTGTGATGTTTAATGGTGTTAGCACTAGCGGAGCTAGCAACATACTGGTTCAAATTGGCAATTCTGGCGGTATTGAAACATCCGGCTACCTCTCTTATGCAAATCAATTTAACGGTTCTCCCGGAGGTTCTTCCTCTACGGCTGGATTTTTAATATTTGAAGCATGGGCGGCGACGACTTTGGGATATGGGATTGTTACCATAACCAATGTTTCTGGTAATACTTGGGTATACGGTTGCAGTATGGGCGCATCTGACTCATCCATTTCCGTTGGCGGCGGGAACAAAACTCTCTCTGACGTTCTTAACCGCATCCGTTTAACCACAGCCAACGGCACAGACACGTTTGATGCTGGTTCTGTCAATATTTTGTACGAAGGATAAAACATGCGATTTGAATACAACATCGAAACAGGTGAAACAACGGAATACCCTGATGCACCACCAACGCCACAAATTCCTTTAGAAATCACCACTGTGTCTATGCGTCAATGTCGGTTAGCTTTGCTTCAAGAAGGTCAGCTTGACGATGTTGAGGGTTTGATTACAACTCGAGAGCAACTTATTTGGTGGAATTACTCAACTATTGTAGAAAAATACAATCCGATGGTTCAAGATATAGCCACAGCATTGAATTGGAAATCTGAATATTTAACTTCACTTTTTGAGTTAGCGAACACGTTATAGTTAGAATTACTCAATAACCTCGGTATAAAACAATGAATAAATTCTTAGAAATCATCGTTCAACCCTCAACTTGGCGCGGTCTTGTTTGGGTATTAACTGCTATCGGTATTAACTTAAACCCTGAGCAGTCACAGGCAGTTATCACTGCAGGTATGGGCGTAGCCGGCATCATAGGCGCGTTTACTTCGGATAAATAATGCAGCTATCAGAACACTTTACGCTTAAAGAGCTTGTAGAATCAGATACCGCTGCGCGGTTGGGCATAGACAATACACCCCCTGCTTATGCTGTTGAGAACTTAAAGCGCCTATGCGCGGTACTAGAAGAGGTGCGTCATGCAGTTGGGAAACCCATTCGTATATCTAGCGGATACCGTTGTCTCAAAGTTAATCATGCAGTGGGCAGTAAAGACACAAGCCAGCATGTAAAAGGTTGTGCGGCTGATATTAAAGTTAAAGGCGTTACTGTTGATGAATTAATGAAAGCAATTATCGGGGCTGGTATAAAATTCGACCAGTTAATCCATGAGTTTGATAGCTGGGTTCATATCAGTGTGCCGAATACGCCGGCAGATAAACCTCGACACTCTATGCTTATCATAGACCGTGCGGGTATTAGACCTTACGAGGGGTAAACCGTGATAAAAAAGTTAGTCTACAAGAGTGGAGTTAACCGTGAAAACACCCGTTTTTACACAGAAGGGGGCTACTATGACTGTGATAAAATCCGCTTTCGTCAAGGTACGCCTCAAACTATCGGTGGTTGGGAACAGATCTCGCCCTATAGATACTTAGGTGTATGTCGCTCGTTATGGAACTGGGAAACACTTAGCTTCATTAACTTTACTGGTGTTGGCACTAACTTAAAGTTTTATATCATGCAGGGTGGTGGGTACTACGACATCACGCCCATCCGTTCACAGCAAGCTTTATCAAACCCATTCACTGCATCAAACGGCTCAACCACTATTACGGTTAACGCAGTAGCACACGGTGCTATTGACGGTGACTTTGTGACTTTCAATGGGGCAACGGGTTTGGGGGGTAACATCTCAGCGGCTGTGCTTAACGATATAGGTTTCCAAATTACCTATGTTGATGCTGATAACTACACAATCACAGTAAGTACACCTGCTAGTCCTGCAGATACGGGGCACGGTGGCACAGCGGTCAATGCTGTTTACGAAATCCATGTAGGTGCCGAAACCGTTGTGTCTATGTCAGGATGGGGCGCTGGCGCTTGGGGTTCAGGCACTTGGGGTTACAGCTTAACCTCTAATAATCCTATGCGGTTGTGGTCACAAGGCAACTTTGGTGAAGACTTAGTTTTCGGTCCTCGTGGTGGGGCGATGTATTACTACAATGCGAGCCAAGGCATTAACCCGATTTCTGCGACGATTTCTATCGCGTCACCTACTGTCGTTAGTGCCATTAATACATTGGTCGACTATGATCCTGTGTGCTTTACAACGACTGGTGCTTTACCTACAGGACTTACTGCAGGTGTGACCTACTATGCACGTAACGTAACAGGCACTCAATTTAACGTATCAGCTACACCAACAGGTGCTTTGATTACTACAACAGGAACCCAGTCAGGCAGCCAAGCGCTATCTATTAGGGGTGTGGCGTTAACTTCACTTTACGGAGCTTCAAGTGTACCGGTTGTTCAAAATTACCTCATGGTCTCCGACATTTATCGGTTTGTGTTTGCTTTTGGTTGCAACGATTATGGTAGCACTGACCAAAACCCATTGTTGATTAGGTGGTCAGACCAAGAAGATGTGACAAACTGGACGCCTTCTGCGACCAATCAAGCAGGTAGTTTGCTGTTATCTCGTGGGTCTAAGATTGTTACAGCTACTCAAACTCGCCAAGAGATTCTCGTATTTACTGATACAAGTGTGTATGCCCTGCAGTATTTAGGTCCTCCATATGTTTGGGGTTCTCAGATCATGGGTGCCAACATCTCAATTATGAGCCAGAACTGCGTGTCTCAAGCAGCGGATGTTGTGTATTGGATAGGTTATGACAAGTTCTATAAATATGACGGTAGAACGCAAACCTTACGTTGTGACATTAAAGAGTACATCTTTAGTGATATTAATCTTGAGCAGTCTGACCAAATCTTCAGCGGTACAGTAGAAAGATTCAATGAGATATGGTGGTTTTATCCTTCAGCGGGTAGCACTGTGGTCGACAAGTATGCGGTTTATAACTACCTAGAAGACATCTGGTATTACGGCACTATGGGTAGAACTGCATGGATAGACACGGGAGTTTTAACTGATCCGTTAGCAGCAACCTACACCAATAACTTAGTGTTTCAAGAGTACGGCTTAGATGATAACGAGACGGGCACTGCGGCACCAATACATGCCTATATCACTACCTCTGAATTTGAGTTGATGCAAGAAGGACATCAGTTTGGCTTTGTTCGCCGTATTATTCCTGACTTAACCTTTAGAGGGTCTACTGCTGAAAGTCCATCAGCAACATTGACTGTTATCCCGCTTAATAACTCAGGCTCTGGGTATACGGATCCACCTTCGGTTGGCGGTGTTGATAATGGGTTAGTTACGCGGTCGGCTGTACTACCTATTGAAGCCTATACGGAGTATCTGTATATCAGAGTACGTGGTCGTCAGTTTGCCTTTAAGATGGAGTCTAACCAGTTAGGTGTAGCTTGGCAGATGGGTGCTATGCGTTGGGAAGTTAAGGCTGATGGCCGGAGAAGTACATAATGGCTACCACCACTAATATAATCAGAAACCCGGCAGTACCTAACTTACCTTTAGCACCGGTTGGGTATGAGCGTCAGTATCAAGATCAGTTGAACAACGCTTTGCGGTTGTACTTTAACCAACTAAACAACTTGAACTCTGTGCTTATTGGATCTACGGGTGGTGCATTTTTGCAGTTCCCTAACGGAGCTTGGCATCAGGACGGCTATAATACGTTGGCAGTTAGTTTAACAAACACATCAACTACCCCCATTCAAGTAGCATCAACAGCTGGGTTCTTATCTGCAGGTGCGCTTATTATTGATTCTGAGTTAATTATATATACGGGAAAAACGGCCACCACATTTACAGGCATTACCCGTGGCGCTTATGGATCATCAAAGGCTTCACATACGGCAGGGGTTTATGTTGCTGAGGCGCAACCTGTACCTTCATCAACGACAGAACTTGTCGTGAGTTTAACTGCCACAGATACGGCAAATGGTATAGACCTTGACCCTACAGATATTACAAAAGTAGTTGCCGCTGTTGCAGGGTATTACAACATTCAATTTAGTGCGCAGTTGCTAACCTTTGACTCTTCTATAGATAATGTAACTTTGTGGTTTAGACAGAATGGTGTTGATGTGCCTTATAGTGCAGGTATTGTATCTATCCCATCCATTCATGGTGGCAAACCCGGCGCTGCAATTGTATCTTGGAACCTAGTCATGGCGTTAAATGCAGGGGATTACTTCCAATTGATTATGGCCTCAGAATCAGGAAACACCGTAGCGGCTACCTATCCTCCCGGGACAGCACCTGTGCATCCGGCATCACCCTCGATAATCCTAACGGCTACATTCGTCTCAGCACTCTATTAGTGATATTATTGGGTTATGAATAATTTAGCTGAACAAGGTAATATGCCAGCCATTCTAGCTTTAGAAGCGGCTATGAGAACAATGCCTCAGATTCATTCTGAGCCTAAACACTATCATTTGAAAGGTGTATATGTGCGAGAGTTGTTTATCCCTGCCGGAACACTGCTGACGGGTAAGATTCACAACCATGAAAGCATAGGCATTTTAGCGCAGGGTCGACTACGAATTACAAACGGTACAGATAGCATTATTGTCGAAGCCCCCTATGTGACCGTTGATAAACCGGGTGTTAAACGGCTAGGCTACGCCGAAACAGATTGTACATTTTTGTGTGTGCACAGAACAGACTGTGAAACTTTAGAAGCGATGGAAGATGAGCTTGTCTCTGAAACCTTTGAAGAATATGAACAAAAAACTCAGCATCTGCTGAATAAGGAGTCCTTATGAGTTGGATTGGCGTGATGATTGGTGCTGGTGTTGGTATGACAGCAGGTGGGTTACAAGCTGGATTAAGTGGCGGTAGTACCGAGGATATTTTGAAGGGTATGGCTATTGGCGGCGGTATGGGTGCTGCTGGTGGTGGTATTGGCGGGGCTTTAGCTGGTGGCGCTGGTGGCGCTGCTGCGGGAACAACTGGTGGTGCAGCTGCGGGAACGACCGGTGGTGCTGCTGGTGGTGTTGGTGGTACCGCCGGTGCGGGTGCTGGAGCTTTAGGTGCTTCAGGGAATGCAGCATTATCAGGAACTCTTAGTGCAAATGCGTTAGGTTTATCTTCGGTAGGTGGTGCGGCTGGTGCAGGTAGTGGTGTGGCTGGCGCAGGTAGCGGAGCTATTGGAGCGGGATTAGGTGCTTCAGGGAATGCAGCATTATCAGGAACTCTTAGTGCAAATGCGTTAGGTTTATCTTCGGTAGGTGGTGCAGGGGGAGTCGCGGGTGGTGCTGCAGGTGCAGGTGGCGCTGCGAATGCTGCAATTCCTTCTTCTTATAGTAGTTTGGCTACAAAGGCTCCAGAGCTAGGTTGGGCACAGCAAGCTGTACAGCGTATGGGTATGGACCCAGCGACTATGGGTGGTAAAATTGCGTCTGAAAGTTTGAAGCAAGGTGTTTATGGTGCAGGTATTGGTGCATTAGGTTCAGGCTTAACTGGTCAAGACATCGGTAAAGGGGCAGGTATGGGCTTCTTAGGTGGCGCAGTTGGT